CAGGCCGCCTACACTAGCAGGAAATTCTCTATTAAATTTAATTTTATAAAAATTGTTATTAGTTAAATTGGCATCGTATAATGCATCATTACTGACGTAACTAGTATTAGTAACTGAATACAAATTATTAAAAACAGTTAGAGATACTAAATCTTTTGCTTCTAAAGCTGGTACAGTGTATAGTTCTACCACAGTTTTTATTTCGCTAGTGGCCCCATCTAAAGATATAGTTACATTATCATTTATAAGATTGAAGTTATCAGTTTGATTATCATCTAAATAAACTTTAATAGTATTTCTACTTCTAGGAGTTATACCTAGATTAGCAGTATAAGTACCTGTTACACCTTCTACATTGTTTGTTCTTTTGATTGGCCTAGTAGATCCAGATATATAAGCTGTTCTATTTGAAAAGTTATTAGTAGTGAGAGTCTGATAAGCAGTAATATAAAAAGGTGGTGTAGGTAATATTGTGTTTACAAAAGAAGACTCACCATAAGGTTTATTAGAAACGGTAATCGTATTAGCAGTCACATTATAAGTTTGAATATCTAAACTTATAGTGGAGTCTTGATCTGTGAATCCCACAGAACCTTCCTGAATTTCACTAACTGCATATTGTAGTATAGGGGCTTTAATATACGTAGTGGCTATACCTTCTAACGCTGGGACTGCTAATATGTGTGTCGCATAATTATCATCTTGAAGTAGGTGCATATTAGGCACATTAATAACAATACTAGAAGCATTAGCCGTAAAAGAATTACACAGAATAGGGATAGCCCCTAAAGTTGTAGTAAACCCATTTTTACCTGCATAAACAAGTTCTTCTCCTGCAGTTAAAAAACTGGTATTGCTTGTATTAATTTTATATATAGCCATATTTGTTATCCTATAATTTCAAAAGAACCAATTTCTATAACTACGGCTATAGTACCATAACTTACTACAGTTGTTGTTGGAACATTGTAATTAGTAGTATCTGATACTGCATTGAGAAGTAAGTTATAATTTATTACACCCTCAGTAGTTTTTGATGGTATAGATCTTAAAGAAAGTAGTGGTGGAGGAGGAGTAACATAGTTTAAGTTACTTCTTCTTTTAGTTATTACGTTTTTAGCTGCTAAATCTGAGTCAGCTATTATAGACGAGTTGTACTCAGTTACGACTAAAGAAGTTTTACCGTCGTTGCTTATACTTATAGCTTCTACCCTAAATAATTTAAAACTACTGTCATTATAAATATTAGAAGGATCTATCTCTCCTAATGCCCATAGATCACCCCTAGTAGGGGCTGTTGTAGTAGAAAAAGCTGTATTAGCCTGAAAAGTCTTAGTTAGCATATTAAGCTTACTAACTATATTCACATCTACTAGGTCTATGCCAGAAGCTGTATTACCAGTTTCTACTAGATTATAAGAGCTATTATTTATAATATAATAGTCTAACTTATTACTATCTTGTTTAAATATTTTTAACACTAATGGATTAGTATTCGAAGTAAATACACTTGCAGTTATAGATGGGCTAGTAATATGTTCTAGATATGCGTTAGAAGAAGATACCGCTGAGTTAGCTAAAACTAATCCACCATATCCATAAGATACTCCAGAAATAGTATGAGATACTGCAACAATATCACCTACTTCTAAATCAGAAGCATCTGCAAAGGCAGTGAATTGCATTTTTCTCTTTAGTTTTCTAGCCGAATCTAAAGCATACTGTGCAAACCTTAAAGCTTCACTTTTTCTAGTGCAACCGGCAACATCTATAGATATTCTATTAGGCTCTTCAAATTCTGAAATTTCAGAACTATCAAGTACCACAGTTTCTTTTTCAAAATGATTTAAAAAATCTATATAAGAGACTTCTACCCCTGTAGGCACATCCTCAGATCTTACACCGGATATTTTTAGTGAGCCAGCTTCAATATTAGTTTCGTTAAATATAGCTACTGGAATAGAGCCTGCCTTGTCTACAATAAGTCTAATCTTATTTCCAACATTACTAAATACTGCACGCATACTAGAAGCTAAAGATGTGATAATATCTATAACAGGAGTTTCATCAGTGATAGATAAACCACACACAAAACGTCTTTCTTTTATCTCAGTGCCTTCAGGCAGTCCTAATAGAGCATTCTCTACTTCAGTTTGATAACCATTAGGTTTATATCTAAAAGATCCATCAGAAAAACCTGTTACTCCAGTAAAATTACCTGTCTTGGCGTCTACTGCGTCTACATATTGTGCTGCATTATAAAAGTTGTATTTATCTATAGAGGATTCAGGCACCCCTAATATATTAACTAGTAAATGTCTGATTATCCATACTCTATTTTCTGTCCAATCTTTTTTATATGTACCATCCCATATACCATCATAAATATTAATATCTGGGGAAGTTAATAATTGAGATCCAGTTTTTTGTAATCTGTACCCTGATACTGCAGCACTAAAAGCACCTGTACTAGCAACTTCAATTTGTCTCCAATCTACCTCACCATTAGGTAAAATAGGTTGATTATAATTAGAAGGTACATCAACTATCATACCTTTAACTAAACTAGTATAAGTTGGTAAAGATTCTGTTCTAAATTCAGAAGACTTAACTGCGTAACCTGCTATAGCAGTTTTTGGATACGAATGAGTCTGCTTTCTAATTTCATCAAAACCTATAACTTCTATCTCTGACACATAACCTGTTTCAGCTATGTCTTCTGATAGCTTAATGATAGAAATATTATAACCATCATTTGAACGTTTATCTTCAGGAATTTTTAGCTCTAGCTCTGCTGCCATAGTATCGTTAACAATACTATTTACTAATAACCCGCTACCAGCTATATAGTTGTTTAAGTTTGAAGTCTCAGTAAAGTCATGAATCAATGCAGCTACAGATAACTGTGCAGGCTCATTACCACCATTGAATTCAGTTCTTAGTCCTAACACATTAAACTTTATTTTAATGGAGTCTATAGGAGTTAGACCTTCTGAGGAATTAGAAGGATAGAATAGTATATTGGTAGAAGGAGGAGCAGGAGTCTCTGCAAAAGTTGATATACCACTTTTTAAAATTACTGGGCTTACAAATCTAACAGGGTTTACAATATCCTCAGAAAATGAAGGCATAGCTGTTTGAGTTGCAGTACCTGTTACATATCTTGCCGCAAATATTTCTGGTCTAGTATTGTTAGTAGCAAAATCTACTAAATCATCTATATATTTTCCATCAATTTCTATATCTTGAGGTCCATTAGGATTTATTCTGTAGATAGGTCCTTCACCTAAAGCTAATTGCATATACAATATGTCAGTACTTTTAGAGGTACTAGGGTTGTAACTAAAGCTACCTTGAAAGTCTACAGTAAGAGTAGAACCTACCGATTCTACTCCTCCTGCAATAAAAGGAATTAACTTGTTATTTAAGTAAAAATACTTTTTATTCATATATAATCAGCCACTCTAACAGTATCTATTCCACCTCTTTGTATGTGCTTAATATATTGATTTATTAGCACTCCAGAAGTTCTAACCATACCAAAATGTAGCGGTATAGCTTTTCCAGCCGCGTCCATAGTAGCTAAAGAACCAAAGCCTTTTGATGGATCTTCTGAGTTTTCTAGTACGCCATTTTCTCTATTAACTTTGCGCTGAGATATGTCAAAAGCTGTAGAAGACTTACCAAACAGTACTGAATCTCTAATACGTTTGTCAATACCGCGTAATGCTATAGCTTGATTACTAACAGGACTAGAAGAGCCATAAAACACATTTAAATTACCTAAACTATCAAAACCAGTAGATACTCCACCAGAAATAGTAGGTATTAGATATATACTTTCTGTTCTAGGCTTAAAGTCTAGTTCAAAATTTCTAATATATTTATCTCCGTCTACTAGAGTTAACTGAGAGTATAGATTAGAGGAAAATAAATGCTGTTTAAACAGCGGTAATAAGTTTATGCAAGCAGACAACACATCTCTGTAAGAGAAAACATCTATAGTTATCTCAGAACAGTTAGTATAGCTTTGTAGTGTTTTACTAAAGTTTACAGTGACTTTCATTAAATCTCTCAAAGGATAGCTCAGAATCATCTGATAACCAATATATATAAGTATTATTAGCAAAGCCAACTAAGAATTTATATTCTGAGAATACTGTACTACTAACATCTCTATTACTAGGTATTGGGTCTGCGCTTCCTGGATGGGAATGATAAAATCCCCATATGTCGTCTTCATATTGTAGTATTGACAGAGGGTCAATAACAAAACTAGTTTTAGGTCTACTACTTATATTATTGCAAGGAACGTATTCAAAACTTTTAGTTATTATACCACAAGCTTCTTTAGGGTATTCTCTAATAGAGTGCGATTGCATATCTGAATGAAGTTTTTCAAAATTAGGTGGATGCACCTGGAAAGCCTCCAAAGTTAATTAAGTTTTTACGTAGCGAACAAGCTGTTAAAGTCTTTCCACAAATATCTTGTGATAAATTACCTGTAGACGCATTATTAATAGTAAAATAACCATTAGCAGTTAGTGGCGGATTTGATCCTACTATATTTCCGCTACCATTAGCTGGATACTTACATTCCTCACCTTTATATCTAAAGGGGCATGTAGTAATAAAAAACTTTTTTCTAGGGGCTGAGTTTTTAAAATACTGTAACCAGTTACTAATATTAAAACTAGCTTTAAGTTCATCTAACTCATCTAGCCTATTAATAATAAAAGCGTGCTCTACATAAGCGTTTTTATCTGCTTCTGAGTTAATTATATAAATCTTATGCCCTAATATAGAATCCGCTAGATCATCTGTAGTACAAAATAACTTATTGCCGTCAATAGACGAGATAACTGTAGAAAAACCAAGCTTTGCATTAGAAGTTATAATATCACCGACTCTATATGGCCCAGTAGAATATACTGTTATACTATTTTCAGATACATTAGCCGACTTTACTACAGAGTATTCTGGCCAATAGTCTAAAAACTTAGCATAAGTAAGTTTAATTTCTACTATAGCACCTAATAAGTCTCTGGAGTCTCGCTTAAAAGGTATCCAAGTAGCGCCAGTAGCAGCAGTTGTTTCGTATGTGTGAGCAGCATTAACCCCTCTAGATGCAGCTACTGAAGAGTTGTAAAAAACATTAGACGGTACTGTTCTAGGATCTATATTCTGTACTACTTCACCATTGACATAGGCAATTGTAGCATTTGTAGAATTAAATCCCGCTACGTTAGCATTGTCAACTAAGCTAGCCATATACCCATCAAAGTTAGATATAGATAATGATATTTCACTGATTTGGCCAGAGCTGTCTGTGCTAATATCGTCGCTCTCTAGTGCAGTAACTTTATAACTATTACCGCCAAAAATAACGGAATAGTTAAAATCGCTATAAGTCTCGCCAACTACTTCTGCATAGCGCAACGGAAAGCCGTGAGGCCAAGGAAAACTATCTCCTGAATTAGAAGGGTTACCATTAGCATTTTTTGGGTACCACTCCCCAGGATAATATATGGAATATAGCTTTACTAGCGGAGTTTGTTCAAAAGAGTTCTTTTCTGCAATATACGGAGCATTAAATATACCTGTTATAACTGAGTTAGCTGTTTCAACATAAGATACTATATTAGAAGCTACAAAGTTTGCAGATTCAATGTTTCCGCGCACTACTTGTACAAATAGAGAGCTTACTGAGGTTGTTGGAAATGTAACAAAATCTGTTATTCCACTTTGTGTGTTTGCTATTAATTCTAGTGGTAAAAACTTTATTGCTGACGAATTACTGCTATAGCTATCTCTAGGAGCTACTAAACCATCTACATATACAGTTATAGTATCACTTAAGTCTACAGACACTGGAGTAGCAAATACGTTAGTCGTACCGTTAATATTAGAGCTATGGTCTATAAACGTATTCTGAGAATATAGTATGGCAGAATTGCTAATTAATCTTTCACCATTAATAAATTCTAAGTATACATTGCTAAGTCTAACTTTAACGTTAGATGACTCTATAGCTATAATCTCGCCTACAGTATTACTAGATTTACCTATAACAATATTGCCTACTGAAAAGTTGGCAGTATCTGATAGCTGTACTATATAGTCATACGCTCTTGTAGACATTATGAGAATACTTCCTGTATTGAAAAAGTTACGTTGTAAATATCGGTAAGTGGATTATCTGTTGCTAACACTTGAATTATGTTTAAATCTCCACTAAATCTTGATATCATTGTACCAGATTGTCCTGCATATGACAAATCAAATTCAAAAGATTCGTAGGTTCCTCCCCTAGAATTATAAAAATTTTCTATTGCTGCTTTATAAACTCCTCTAACTCCGTTAAACGCAAAGTTAAAGGTGCGCTTACGTCTGCGAGTTATTTGTCGTCTACGTTCGTACCCGCCTTGAGAAGTGAAAATGGCATTGTCAAATGACTGAGCAAATGCATAGTTTCTATCTGGTCGTCTATTTACCATAGAATAAACTATAGCATTATACGTATACGTAGCATCTGTAGGGAAGGCGGTCATTATCTTATACTCCTAATTTGTTGACGGATAGGCCCATTAGTTCTAATATCTTCAAGTATTACATCGACAATAATCTTTTCATTTTCACGACGTATTACAGGTGTTGCAGTTACGTTAACTGGAGTACCGTTGTTAGTAATATTAACTTCAACATTAGTATCCCCACCCATATTACCGCTTCCAGCATTTACTTTGTTAAGCGTGTCTACTCCAAGCTTATCTACGATAGGTTTACGAAGTACAAACTCTCCAGGCTCTAACATGGCAGAGACGGAGTCTCTTATGCCTTTAAGTTTATTCATAGACTTAGTTATTAGCCCGCCAGTAACTAAGTTAGCAGCTGTGGGTCTGCCTTTTTTGGTATCCCCTAACATGTATAGATCACCAAAGTTACCGTATTCTTCATTAGCTAGATCGATAGCTTGGTTTATCATATCTTGAGTAGCATATTGAGATGCTCCAGCTGCTGGGAGAGTAAGATCTTTACCAAAATAGTCTTTTGTGTGTTGCTTTAGAGCTGCAGCTGACTTTTGTTCCCAACCACCTTCATAAGGTCCGTAGTTTGAATTATTACCCCAGCCTTTATGACGTCTAAACGTACCATATCCGGTTTGTACAGAACTATTGTCGGTTGTAGATTTGTTTAATTTATAGATAGTCCCCCAACGTTTATTATCATCTTGCTTATCTGGGGCATAAAGCCATTCTAAGCTTTTTAGAGCATTACCAGGTCTTCTAGCTACCAGCATTTCGTTCATCATATTAAACATTGCTCTTTGAGAGTCTACTAGTTTAGTTCTGTAATCAGAAGTAAATAGGTTGTTGAACTCTATAGTATTAGTGTAAGGCTCTGTACCAGTATATGCCCCAGTTTGACCCGTCATAGCTCCTTCGCTATATGCAGGGCTAGTCCAAGGAGTATTGTTATTAGAAGCTGTAAAAGTTCTCTTTTCAGGTCTATTATACTTTTGATTCGATCCGCTCCAACCTGCATAGTTACTGACTGCATTAATATCTAAAATATTAGGAACATAAGTTTTTCCTAGTAGAGCTTTTTCTTCTTTAGCAAACATTTTGCCTACAGCGCCACTCCAAAGAGGAAAGAATTCTTCTAAACCTGTTTTAGGATTAATAGAAATTACGTTATTTCTTTCACCTCTAAGTATTTGCTTTTCTTCTTTAGTTGCATGAATTAATTCAGTGTCACCACGTCTACCCATACTAGCTACAAGGCTAGAGACATCGCCTGTTTGATTTAAATAATTTAATGCATCTATACCTAGTTTATCCACTGTAGCTGCTTTAATTACGTATTCGCCATTAGAAAGATTTGCAGGAATAGAGTCACTTGTGCTAGTACCCATCCCACTAACATAACCACCTTTAGCGTATGGTTGTCTTTTGTAAGTAGCGCCAGAAATAGCGGGGAATGTAGTGGCTAATCTATTAAGATTTGCACTATCGGTTGAGCTAAAACCTTCTTGAACTGTTACAATGCCCGTCGCCGCTACAGTTATTTTAGTAGGTAGTTGAGTTACTTGTAAATTAACTTTAGACCATGCGGCACCTAAATCAGTAGTAATAGATGCAAGTTGAGCTTTTAGAGAGGCCACGCCAGTAGTACCTGTTAACGTTTGTATTTCAGTTTGTAATGCGACAAATCTAGCTATCAGCGCAGCTGTAGCTCCCGTACTAGGGTTAGCTAGAGCACTAATTTGTGCGGCTAAACCGCTAACACTATTTATTTGGGCAGTTAAGTTTACAAAACCATCAATAGCTGTTTTAAATCTGGTAACAGCAGTACTAGCATCATTATCAAATACGGCAAGTAGCGCATCAAAAGTTTGCTTTACTCTATCAAGAGTAGATGCGTCTAGTGCACCATTAATAGAAGTTGATATATTTCCTATACGAGTAACTAAGTTGTTAACGCTAGTTCCAAAACTTATTGCATCTAGTCTAGCATTAATACCTGTCTGTACGTTTTGTAATTCAATGTTAGCTTCACCAAGCTTTACTCCTAGATCAATAGAATCTAGAGTGCCTAGTAGATTATTTTGAATACTTGATATCTGACTATTAGCGCGGCCCAATACTGTGGATAGATTTATGCTACTTAATGCTCTGTTCAAGTCAGTTTGAATAGCATTAATTTGGTTTTTAGCATCCTCAGATACAGAACTTATAGCTATAGAATCTAGTGCATTACTAATTCCAATTAGCGAATTAACTTCTGCTATAACATTAGCAGTTTCTGTCTGTAATTCTAGGTTTCCTAAAGCCTCATTAACACTAGAATTATAATCAGTTATCTGAGTAACTAAGTTAGCAGTAGTAGTTTCAAAATCTACATTATTTAGCGCAGTATTGACCAACACGCTAACAGTATTAATTCTAGCTACTAGAGAATCGGTATTTGTTACTAAGTCTACATTAGATAGAGCTGAATTAACGGCTACATTATATGCAGCAATTTTTTCTACTACTGAGTTAGTTGTAACCACAAAGTTAACTTTATCTAGAGCAGAATTTAAGCTAACTGTTACCACGTTTATTTGACCTACAGCACTGTTTAAATTAGTTGAAAGATTAACATTACTTAAGCTAGAATTAATATTAGTATTAACTGCATTTATTTGAGCTACTGCACTATTTCTGGCAGTAACTAAGTTTACGCTATTTAAACTAGAATTAACATTAGTATTAACTGCGTTTATCTGGCCAATTGCACTATCTCTGGCAGTAACTAAATTTACCCCATTTAAGATTGAATTTAAATTAGTATTAACAAGGTTAATTTGACCTACAGCACTATCTCGTGCAGTAACAAAGTTTACAGCAGTTAGTCTTGAATTTAAATTAGTATTAACTGCATTAATTTCGTTAATAGCACTGTTTCTAGTTGTGACAAAAGAAACATTTTGTAGGGCAGAATTTACATTAGCGTTAACTAAATTGATCTGATCAACACTGCTATCCCTAGTTGTAACAAACGAAACATTTTGTAGAGATGAGTTAAGATTGGCATTAACTAAATTGATTTGGTCAACACTGCTATCTCTAGTGGTAACAAAATCAATATTGTTTAGGGCGGAGTCAATAGCATTAAATGTTACGTTAATTTTATCTACGGTAGAATCTGTAACAGTAACTAAATCTACGTTTTCTAGCGTAGAGTTAATAGCATTAAAAGTTACATTAATCTTACCTACAGTAGAATCAGTAGCATCCACTAAGTTTATATTACTAAGAGTACTATTAATTGCATTTATATTTGTTGTGATTTCAGTTATAGTTGAATTAGTGCTGTCTCCAAAGTCTATTTGGCTTAAAGATGAATTTAAAGCATTAATAACATTAACAATTTTACCAGTTACACCATCTATATTAGATTGGAAACTTACTCCTTCTAGAGTACTATTTACGGTTGTAACAATATTGTTAATTTGAGCTACTACCCAGTTTGTGGCAGTATCTACGCTCAGTGTGTCTATAGAGCTATTAACAATATCTATAGCGGTTGTAATAGAGTTTACAGCATTTTGAGAAGATACTTGGAAGTCTATAGCACCTAACGCAGAGTCTACTACTAGTATAGAAGCATATAAATCATCTAGTGCTTCAAATGCTTGTACGTTAATAGTCATATTACCAAGATCATCAAGAGCTGTGGTAATTCTACCAACATCAGTCAGTAATAGAGTTAAAGCAGCAGTTTCTATATCGCTTATTGTTTGATTTACTACAGACAGCCCAACAAAAGCAGATGTTAGCCCATCTATGTCTGTACCAACAGCAGAAATTAAATTACCAAAAGAAGTTTCAACTGATTGAATTGTAACATCTAAGAAATTACCTGACTGAGTTAGAGTGTCTATAGCAGTACGAATAGTCATTAGATTTAAGTTGAATGACTCCATTGGTCCGCCAGAAGCAGTTAACACGTCAAAGCCATCAGTTTTAAGAGTAGTAAGTAGAGACTCTTTAAATGTTGAGAATACTCCACCATCCCCATAGAATTGAGATAGACCATCTTGATCTAGATACTTTATTAAATCATCATTAAACTGTTTAAATCTATCAGTTAGTGCTAGACTAGTTAAACTAACAGATTCTAAATCCATAAATATATCATCAACAGGTTCGAAGTATGTACCCACTTGACTTACTAAATCTTCTAACTGAGCAAATGCGGTAGCAGCTTGTTGGGCTGCTTCTGCTATTTTAATATCTCTTGCTACTTCGCCAAGCTGTGCATAAAGTATTTCAGCATTACCTACAGCTGCTTCAATAAACGCTGATTTTAATTCAGCACCAGCTTCACCGCCTACAGCTTCTAGAATTCCTGTAAGAGCCGCAGTATCTGTATTAAATTCAGACAGAGCTGTTCTCAGCCTAGTTACTGCAGACTCTTCATCAGATCTAGCTTGATTTAGATTAAAATTTGACTCAGCTAGTAGTTCTGTTATTGTTCTTAGCTCTTGCTGAGAGGAAACAAAGTTTTCTGCAGATTCTTTGGCTTTTCTAACTACCTCAGACTCTTTTACACGGGTGTCAATTAGTTCATTGCTTAGGGTAGCTAGAGTTGCTTCTACGAACGCTAAATCTTCTTGTGTAACTGCTCTATCAGCTAATAGTTTTTCGTACTCAGCTTCTACAGAAATAACTGAGTTAAGTTCCTTTTTTAATGCGCTTTGCTTTGAACTAAGTTCAGTAAACTGTGCAAATCCTGCAAAATCTAAAGATCCGCTTCCTAGTAGTTGATCTAATTGAGATTGTATGCTAACAATTTCTCCACGTAATGTTGCAGAAGATCTACCACTTAACTTATTGCTTTTTTCAAACTCTGACACAGCTTTAGCTGCTGTAGAAAATGCTTCTTTAGCTGTATCACGTAGGTCAAATAGTTCATTACCAGATTCAGCTACACTAGCTAGAGTATCATCATAAATACCTAGAATCTCAGAAGTTTTATCTGTAATATTTTGTGTTAAGCTTATCATTTGCTCGCCAAGTTCTTGAATAGCTGCAATTACTGTATCTTTAGCACTATTGAATGAATCAGAAATTTGCTCTACTAGAGATTCATACTCATCAACCATAGCCTTAATTTCTTCTAGCACAGTTAAAGATACTTCTTGTAACATCTCAAGACCATTTGCATATGCAAGACTGTCTAGTTCTCCGCTAGCCAAACCAGCATTTAATGAGCTGATAGCGTCTTCAAAATTACCTACAATGTTATCGCCTCTACCAATACTATTAAGGAAGCCAGTAAATGAATTAGTTAAGCCAGTGCTTACTTCTTGCTCAAATGCTTTCATAACATCAGTCGTAGCGGTAAATGAAATAGGAACCTCAGAAGTTTTTACCATCTGACCAGCTATTTCAGCTAATCTCTTTTTAAAGTCTCTGCTAATATCTACAAACTTTTCAATAGCTTGTACACGCTCATATTCTAAAACAGTAGCTAAACGAGTTTGAGCAGCGGCTAGAGCTGCTGCATCGCCCCAAGCGCCGTTAGTAATAATGGCTCTTAGTCCAGATTTATCTAGAGAATCTATATACGCGTTTACTTGTAGTGCTGCTAGTTCAGTGGCTTTAGCAACGTTAGATGCTGCATCACTTACTATATTAGAGGCTATATCAGCTCCCTCACTAATAGATGTTCTTATTTGAGCGTACATGCCTTGTAACTCAGTTACACGTGCGGCCCCCGCTTCCATAATATCTCTTAGTTCATAAGCTGCTGCTGAAGCAGGATTTTTTAGCTTATCAATACTAGTAGTTAGTGATTCACTTATATCGCTTACCATACCACCTAGTTTAGCATTTATTGCTTTACTAATCTGTGTGTCTACATCAGCTATGTCTAGTTCTGTTAGCACTGAGCGGAAAGCTTCAATACTAGCTATAGTATCTTTAATTAATACTGCACCAGTATTTAGTTCACTCATAGCCTGTTCAGCAGTAACAATATTTCCTGCTAAATCTCTAGCTAAACCTATCTGAGCTAGAGCGTTATTTTGAGCTGCATCATAGGCTTCTCTATATTCAGAACTAGAAGCTCCAAATACTTCTTTAGTTTCTGCTAGGAATTCTGAATAATATCTACTAACATTAGCAGCATTAGCTGCTGCTGCGTTTTCTATAGCTGCAAATACCTGAGTAATATTTGTTCCAGTACCGTTTAGTTCCATAAGTGCTGTATCAAATTTTGATGCGAATTCAATAGCTTTTGAAAATCTTTCAGCAGTTTTTTCTGACACATCACTTAGCTGTACAAATCTATCTATAGCAGCTTGTATATTGTCAGCTGCTGGTAAAGTTTCATCTACACTTAGACTACCTAATCTTAGACCTTGGAAGAATGAATTAACAAAGAATTCACCAGCTTGTTGAGCAGTACCGCCTTTGAAAGAAGCTTTAAATCCGTTAGCAAATTCTAGCGTAGCACCGTTAATGCCTTTTTTATAGTAGCTTATACTAGTATTAACTGTATCGTTAAACGAAATACCAGCTTCTTTTAAAGAGCCTACCACTCCGGTAAGAGCTACATCAGCTATGCTAGCTAACGCCTTAGGATCTACTTTTTTACCGGACATGCTAGTAGTCTCAAAGCCTTCTGAAGTTAAAGTACCTTGAGCTTGACCTCTTGGTTTAGAACTAAATAGCCCGCCCACTAGAGCACCTAATATTGGTCCAATTACTGGGATAGCCATAGTTAGAGCAGAAGCAAAAAATCCTGTACCTAAGGCTCCTGTTATAGCACCAGTTATAGCAGTACTAATAGCTGGAATA